GTGTTCTTGGTTCGGGGCCGCCTGATAGATGGCCACCACCTCGAACCGCTCCCATATGACCCTTCGCGCCTGCACGGTGCTCATGATCGTCTGGTAGCCCAGTTGCCGTTCAAGTTTATCCGCTTCCGCTTGGTTGCTCAAAATTTGTACACCTCGCTTCAACTCGCGCCAATCATAGCAGTTAGCGCGCTGTCACCGGTTGTTGGGGTTTCGGACAGGGTCTTGGCGCTGTCGACCATCTGTGCGGCTTGCTCGGCCATGATCTGCTGCTGCTGGGCCTGAGCCCGTGCTTGACGGATCGCATCGACCTCGTCCTGAGAGCGCAGCAGTGTCGGAGGAACGCCGATGGCGGTGAAGTACTCTTCCTGTGCAACGTCAGAGTTGATCTTGTCGAAGGCGTCAGGCTGGGCCTGGGCAAGCAGGGAGGTGAACTGGATAGCGCGCTCGATGCCGCTGGCTGCCACGGCCTTCTGTGCCTGGGACAGGATGCTGACGTACTCGACCCGGAGCGGAACGCCCTGCAGCTCCTCAGGTGGCGGCGGGATCAGTGGCTCACCTTCGCGCAGGCCCATCCAGTACGGAATGCTAGCCTCGTACATGATCGAGAAAACCTGGTCGATCAGCGGGTCAAAGAGTTCGTCGTTGTTGCGCTCGACCACCGGGCCAAGCATCAGCATCTTCTCTTCCTTGCGCTGAGCCACCTCGTAGGCAGTCATGGTGCCTTCGCTTTGGCTAATCAACAGGAACAGGTCCTCATAGAAGGCCTCGGAGATATCCTGCTCACACTCGGCAATCTCAGCCCGGACGTTGACCAAGGCTGCAGGGTTAGGCTCGTAGGATGGGCGCATGGCCGCTCCGACGAGGTTGTCTGGCACCCACGTGATACCGCCTGGAACGGTGTTGGCGCCTTGACCCCTGATGCTGATCGGCGCGGTCAGTGATGGGCGAGCGTACAGCTGCACAAGGCGCATCTTGTCGGCTTCGAGCAGCTGCAGTTCCTGAGACTTGCCGATGGCCACATCGCCGGGCCCGGTGCCGTAGACGTTAACCCCGTTGACGTCCCAGCGCGGCGCCATGATCGGGAACGACTTGAACCCGCTCTGGCGCAGGATGCATTCGTTCTGCTTGCCGTCCTCCCAGTACGTTGACTTCCAAGGCATGGAACGGTTGTCCATCTTGGTCATGTCGGCGTCAGGGTTAGGCTCGATCAGGTGGCACACGCAGATGTTCGTGTTCTGGCCCTGCTCGGCCAGTAGCTTGACCTGTGCGCTGCAGTTGTCCTTGCCGAACTGCTGCACGATCTGGCGCGGGGTCATGCTGTATTCGCGGTAGAACGTGTCGATCTGGCCGCGTGCGCTGGTTGCCAGGGCGAAGGTGCCTACTGGGTAGTGGTAGAAGCGCACCACGTCCTCGTCATCTGGAAGCGCGGACATGGCCCCGGTGCCGTACACCATCTCCGAGTGACAGACCTGCGGCAGGATGTTGTAGAAGTTCGAGCGGGCCAGCACGCCGTGGATGGACATCTGCACTGCGTATAGCCACTGCTGCACGGCTGAGTTGTTCGGCACGCCCTGTGGTGGCTGGATCAAGATCCATGGCCGTGACTGGCTGGCCAGGCCTGATGCCATGCCCGCAGCGCCGATCTTGGCCGAGCGCACAGGCTTCTGGTTGTTGATCCGCTGATCCCTGCGCTTGCCGTCGTTCTTCAGGTCGCCCTCGAACTGGCCGTCAGCCGGAGACAGGTAGTCGCGCTGGTTCTTCCACTTGGGCAGCCACTTCTCATCGCGCTCGGCCTTGAGTTGCTGCCCCTTCTTCGTGAGGCGCTCTGCCTCTTTGGCGTCGATCTTCGGCATGGCTTAGCTCCCGAGCAGGCTCTTGGCGCCAGTGGTTGATGCGCTGCCCAGGCCACCGGCACCGGTGAGGATGTTCCCGCTCAGGCCGGCTGCTGCCAGTTGTCGGCGGCGCTGGGCCTCGCGTGCTGCCTCAGTGTCGGCTGATACGGCAGTTGGCGTGCTGGATGGCGCCTCAACGGCTGCAGATGTGCTGCCGGTCTCTGCCCCTGCGCCGGCGCCGAGCGCAGACGCACCAATGCCCAAAGCCGCCTTGAGCGGATCTACTGCCAGCTTCTCAGCTGCTCCAGACAGGCCAAAGGTGGCCACGTTGAGTGCTTTCTTGACCTTTTTGCCCATGTTGTTCACTCCTTGGTGATTGCGTACATGACGATGTCTTGGCCATCAGGTGAGGCCTTGCGCATTGTGGATTCAAACGTGTGGCCTGTCGCCCTGAGGAATGCGGCGCTGTGTCGGTCGCTGGCGGCGCAGGTGGATTGGACGCGGTGAAGGCTGTCGGAATGCATGAGGCGGTCGATGCTTGCGGCTACTGCCCGGGCAAGGCTCAGGCCGCTCCCCTTGACTGCTGCACGGTCTATTACTGCGAACGCATATGCCACGCCATTCCAAAGCAACTGGTAGCCCGATACAGCGACGATCTTCTCGCCCAGGTAGTACGAGGTAAGCCCGCATGCCTCGGCCTCTGTGTGCGCCTCCCAGCCCTCGCATGGGTTCTCTTCGTAGCATGGCAGGCGGGCAAGGTCGCCAGCCTGGTATGGCCTTGTTGTGATCATCCGTACGGGTTCCAGTCGGTTTGCGCGTCAGCTTCCCCTGTGTACGGGTCCCAGTTCGTGGCGTTGCTGCGGTCCTGCATGCGCATGACAGGCATGGCGAAGGTCAGGGCCAAGGCGTCAGCGTTGTCAGGGCTCATGCCTAGGCGCTTCTTGATGTCGTCCTTCTTCTCCAAAGCAAGCTGGTCGCGGTTGTTGTGGGCGTACTCAGGAGAGGTCAGTTCAGCCTCAAGCTCTGCGTCGAATTCGATGGCCAGGCCGGCGCGGATCGATTCACGCATCTGCCACCACATGTAGGTGCGCATGTTGCTGTAGTGGGCGTCCGGTGCTGCGCTGGCGAAGTTGACGTCCATGATCGGGACGCCAGGCATCAGCTTGCGTAACTGGTCTGCCACAGGTCCGCCTACGCCGGTGGAGTCGACAAACACGGCGTCAGGCCTGTGATCTTTCACGACGGTGCAAACCTTGGCGATGAAGCGCGTGGTGTCTCGCGTCTCTGAGCCAGGGATCACCACGGGAGGAATGCTGCGCGCATCCAGGCCACGCCTGAACCTGATCACGTTGTTGTCTTCGCCGCCTCGGGCGATGTCGATGCCGATCACCAGAGCGTCATGCAACGTGTAAGCCGCCTCGCGCTTCATGGCCTCGGCCACCCAGTCAGTTGGTATCAGCTGCAATGCGGAAGCCCTCGGGAACATGCCGCGCACACGGACGCGGACGAAGTCGGAATCTTCACCCCAGTCATCAATCCACTTCTGGTGCTGGGTCTTGTTGGTGCCTTCAACGGTGCGCGCGTCGATCTGCTTGCACTTCCACCGGTGCTTGAACTTGCGGAAGCACTCGCGGAATCGGCCCGTGTTGCGCGTCGGGTTGCCGAATGCCACCCAAATGATCTCGGTGTTCTCGTCAGTAAGCGCGCCTTCTGCCACCTCCCACACCTTGTCGCTGATGTTCGACGCCTCATCGAAGATCAGGATGATGCGCTTGCCCTCGTTGTGCAGGCCGGCAAATGCCTCGGTGTTGGTGTCGGACCATGGGACGGCGTCAGCGCGCCAGGACGCTGAGTGCTTGGGGTCGAGGGACACAATCGAAGTGGCAGTAGTCTTGAACCAGTGCGAGAACAGGCTGAGCCGGCGCCACTTGGCAATCTCCGGCCAGGTCTTGGTACGCAACTGAGTCTCGGTGTTGGCCGTCACAACGACACGGGTGTCGACTGCGGTGCACTCAGCCCAGTCGATCAGCATGCTGATGAAGGCCGACTTTCCTATGCCGTGGCCTGATGCACGGGCGAGCAGCAGAGGTTCGAACCGGTTCTCGCTGCGCAGGTGGTCGCGGATCTCCTTGAATGCGTCAGCCTGCCATTCCCTCGGCCCCATCTTGCCCTTGAGTTCGCCCTCATCCCACGGATAAGCAATCTCTGCGAACCCCAGTGGGTCGTCAGCAAACTGAGCAGCAAGCGCCGCAAGCTCGTCTTCAAGCTCGCTCTCACGCGTGGCCACGTTAGCCATTGCGCTGAGCCGCCTTTGCTCGTGCTGCAGCCAGGCGCCCGCCGAAGCCCTCCTTCACGTCGACCTCAACAAGCTCAGCAAACGCACGCACACCAACGTGCTTGCCCATCAGCTCTAGCACTCGCGTCTTGTCGTAGAACTTGACCACGCCCGTTTTCATGTTCACTTCCTTGACCATCTGTCGCCAGATCTTTGGCCAGGAATGAATGGGCTTGAGCTTGCCGTGCTCATCGTAGATGTCCGACATGTCCATCTCTTCAATGGCAGCCAGGCGCTTGAGCACGTATGCAGCGTCGATCCCGACCTTTTCTACGGCAGCCTCACGCACAGATCGGATGAAGGCGTCAACCTTGGGATTGGTCAGGAGCTCGCAAGCCCCTGAATCTATTGCGGTATCGCTCTTTGCTGTGCCTCCAGCGCGCACATAAGCCTCACGCTGACTCATGTTCTCTTTGTCCAAGATGTTGAGCGCAAAGGCTTTTTGAAGGCGTGTGAGCTTGTCGTATAGCTCAAGCTGATGCGAGGAAAGCCCCTCACACCGTTTGTCAGATTCGGTCATGGCCATCCCCGGTGGTATTGGTCAAATATTGATCAATCATACCAGAGCATCGAGCAGGCATGAAAAAGCCCTCCGAAGAGGGCTATTGTGCTTGGAGCGGCGGCCGGGGATCGAACCCGGATCATCAGCTTGGAAGGCTGAGGTTTTACCATTCAACTACCTCCGCGTGATCTGCACCTGAAAAGCAAGGTCCGTAGTAATCGAAACTCCGTTCACTGGTCAAACCAGTCGCATATCTCATTGCGGCCTTTTCTAGAATATCTCCGCAACCCCTTTTGCTAGCATCACCAAAATGCTTGAAATTGCTTCCTGATGCAGATGCAATCCAACTCTACCAAATTCCCACGCTCACCGCACCAACTCAGAAGGCCCCTGCTCCCTGGCATTGATCCTGAAGTCAATGTCAGCATCTTGGCCCGCGAGATTCTGGAAGGTCAGCACGTAGCTGGTGTTCTTCTTGAGAATCAGCGGCTCATCTTCTGGAATGGTGGTGGTGGCCTTGGTGCCAGTGGCATCGCCGCGCAGCAACAGGCTTGCTATTGCGGTGTTCGGTGTGAACGTGACGCCGGCCTTCATCTGTACCGGTGATGTTGGTGACCCGGACTGATTGCGGTTGTATGTGCGCATGATGTTGGTGCCGCCAGTGAACGCCACCTCATACAGAGAGACGCGCATCTTGCTCTCGCTTGCCGTGTAAGTGCGCCGTTCGAACTGGAAGTTGCTGGCGCCGGTGACGAACCCAACCTGAACCACGGCATTGGAAGCAACCGTGGTGAACTCATGCTCATGCGTCCATACAAGCCCAGCTGCCATGAGTGAATCTTTTCTGCTGTTCATGCCTCCCCTCCTTTTGCCGTGGCAAAGCGCCTGGCTGCGGGGATTATGGCAGATGATGTAGGGGCAAAGAAAAAAGCCCAGATCCTTTTGAGACCTGGGCTTTCCCCGCGTGACCAACGCGACCTTAAGCTGAAGCGCACCGATGGAGGTGTGAAGCGATCATGCCTCCAGCGGTAGGCCCAGGTCAAGACAAAGTCATGCCGTGTCGCGCGATCAGGATGGCATCGGCTACTGCTTGGCCTTTGCCCTTCAGGTCGAGTATGCGCAAATCTGGGTAGAGTCTTGCGCAGTGAGAC